TGGGTGATTCGGCTCATCTGATAAAATAGCTGATATTTCAGCCCAGCCTCATGGGTCATGTTCTGGGTGCTTTGATAATCCTGTTCGACCACTGACCGATCTACTATCAGGGAGTGGCTGGACATCACCGGCTCCAAGGTATCTATGATCCTGCGTTCCTTCTGGGTCGAGTGGCGTACCTCCTCGATCTCACAGGGGTGTATTCGGCCCAATATGGGGGTCAGCAGGGCAGTGAACATGCCGTCACCGAAGTTGGATTCTGTAAGAATGGTGTTGACCTGCTGTTTTTTGGCTACTTTTGCCAGTTCCTCCAGAACCTTGGTGGTGTAGCCACCCTCAAATCCTCCTGATTCCAGCAGGAATAGCTGCGAGTGGAGCATCTTGATAACGCAGTAACTAGTCTCGTCGGCCCCACGCCCCGCAGGGTCAATTGCCATCACTGAGCCCGTGTACTCAGTCCATTCGCCTTGAGTGACCATTGGTCTGTAGTACCGATCACCGTTAAAGCCCACATTCGGCAGGTCTTTGTCCACTAGATCGGGGCTTGCAGCCCAAATCACCTTGTCCGGGGCGTTCTTGGGGTTGCAGTTCATGACAATCAAGTCACTGAGCTTGAGCGGATACCTGTCCATGTCCGCCAGCGTGGTGTCCAGCATGAACTGAAGGGTGAAACCAAGCCGTCCATAGGAAGCCTCGCGCTCTGCAAGGTCTAGATCATCGAATCTTTCGGGGTCTGTCGGCTTACGGACCAGATCAGGGTCCGCCTCCATCGCTTCAGCGATCTTGGGGGCCAAGCGGTCCCCCAGGTTGGTCTTGGTCCGCTTGTCCGGGTAGCGGGCTGGCCAGATACGGGTCTTGTAGCCCCTGCCAGGTAGCGTTGAGTAGATGGAGAGTTCGGTCTGGGGAGTTCCCAAGAAGCAGATGCGTCCGTTTGGTTTCAATACCGCATCGAACTCCTTGATACTCTCGGTCAGTTTGTCCCGTGCAGTGATCGTCTGTGAGTTCTGTAGACTTTCAACGTCATCAGATACCACCAAGTCCGCCCTGGCCCCGGTAATCTGCCCGGTGATGCCCCGTGATGTCACGGATGGAGCGTGGGCGTTGGGGGCTGGTCCTACGTCGAAGGCGATCTTTGAGCTTCGCTGGTTCTCCGTAGGCATGAGGTGTTGAAGGATCGGCATCTCTTCGATGAGCCGCAGGGAAAACGTGCTGAAGTCATCGGCCCGCTGCTTACTGGCGGATACGACGAGGACATTCTTTGTGGGGTCCAGCAGTAACTGGTGGATGACGAAAGCACTGGTGATCCAAGATTTGCCAACGCCCCGAAAGGCTTGGATGCAGCATCTCTTTGGACCGTTCTGCAAGTAGTGTGCTATGTCATATTGGATGGGGGTAGGAGGGGGGAGCTTCAAGTGTTCCCATGCCAGGAACAGGAAGTTCCTGAAGTCGTTAAGTTGCGTATTCATGGTTTTCCTTCTTGGTCAGAAGGTTTCCCCATTGGTTGGCCATAGCTTCAGCAATTCCAGCGTATGTTATTGATCTCAACGCCCAACGGTTGGCCGATGGTCCCAGTTTATTCTGACCACTTGGGGTTTGGTTAGCCCAAACGGGTTTTATTGGTAGAGATTCTTTAGTCCCGAAAAGCCATTTGTCTACGGTCTTGTATTCAACCCCATCTTGGGTAGGGCCAATGCATTCACAGTCAGCAAAGTGGGTTTCATGCTGATCACACCACGCCTCTTCACCACAGCAGTCACAGAGAGGTAGCGTCATGGCGAATTTCACTAGACGGTATTGATGGGGAGGGAATATGTCTGTGGGTTCAAGAGGGGGAAGGCCATCTAACCACAGGCATGTGCCTTTACTGGCATCATGCCCAAACTGCCACGGTTGTATCTTTTGGTCGTAAGGACGAATCCTTGTGCTTATGCAGCCGATGGGGTTCTCTAATGCGATAAGCGGGATAGGTGCGGAGAGCAGTGCTTCTACAAATTCTAAAGCCTCTTCTGTTTTCTGCTGCCGTTCTGGTCGCCTTTTGTTCCAGTGCAACCCCGATGAACATAGATAGGTACAGGGTGGATGGGCAATCATCATGTCCCACCAGCCATCCAGAACTTTCAGGACATCACCCTTGATGTGTGGGCCTTCTACTTCAGTGTCCAACAGGTCGCAGGACACAGCGTCGTGTCCCTGTCGGATGAAGGCATCGCGGACCACGCCAGAAAATTCACATGCCACTAGTACCCTAGCCATATTTACCCTATCTTCTGTATGATTTCATTCGGGTCTTGGAACGGCAAGACTTTAGCTAAATCTTGCATTGGCTCGGAGTGCTGCATGGATGCGTCGATCCCGTTGTCCTTGAGGAACTTTGAGGCCGCAGTAAGCTCAGCGGCTGTGGCTTCGCCGGTTTCAATGCGGGCCAATAGTTCCTTCGCCAGTGTTTCATGTAGTGCTGCTAATACGCTGTCTGGTGCGATACCTGGTGTGGACATGATTTATCCTTTAGTTACCCAAGATACGAGAAAGGACACGGCGGCTCCGATGGCTGCTGCTGCACCCATAAGGTAGCTACGGCCCAGTTCTAGGTGACGAACCCGCTGGTCTAGACCTTCGATATGCTCCTGGGCAGACCGTTGCATGGCAATCAGGCTTTCTACCTTGCCCTCTAGCCTGCCCAGAGCTAACAGTATGTCTTTGGTGTTCTCCATTATGCGCCTCGTATTTCGGTTACGATAATGGAGGAAACTGATCTCATGTGGGCATTATCTACGGTAGAAGAGACTGGACGATTGGTGTACAGAGTTGTATTGTCCTCGTCAATAATACTCGCCCCCAATTGATAGGATATTACCTCTCCTAGCTCGTAAGATGGTGTGGCGATGTAAGAGAAGGAGCAGTTCAGTAGATGCACAGCATTTGTGTCATTACTTGAATCGTATTGGCTTATGGAGATGGGGGAGATTACGGGATGTCTAATGCCTTCTACAACGCCAGTTAATTTACTGGGCGTGTTAGCATCTCCGACATCCACAATCTGTTCTAGGTAGAATCCTAAGTCTCTATTGAGAGTTTCGTCTGACTTTTCTGCGGTCCCGTTATTTAAGTCACCACTCCATGTGACATCTATTCTAAATTTACTAGCGGCCAACTTGGGGGTGAGCGTGACAATAAGATTGCTCACATTGCTTTGATAAAATTTATCGGTTGTACCATCGCCGCCACCGGAAACCCATTCAGTATCCAAAGGATCGCCAAACTTCAGGCCCGTTTGGGCCGATTGCATTTGCAGCGGCATACCCACAGGGAATGCTTCAATAATTGAAGTTAGTAGACTGCCATCTACAGCAGGTAATTTAGGCCCGGATTGCATCTGTACAATCTTGCCGTCTGTGGTCCCTGTATCAATAAGGGAAGTAGCAATCTTGTCACTACCCCCAGCCAGGACGACCTTACCATCTGTAGTACCCGTATCGAGATATCCAGTTGCAATTTCATTAGATGCATTAAGTTGAACAACTTGTCCAGATGTTCCACCGCTGTCTGCTCCGGCTTTCGACCCAACAATAGCCGTTCCCTCGACCATACCGGGTTGTACTCTAGTAATCGCCATATTAAATATTCCTCATCAATAAGGTATCTGTAAGTTGACGGGGTAGAGGAGTTTCCCCGCCCCATTCGTTATGTCTTCGCCCTTCAGGATCAAGGTGAAGTTAGCTCCAGCATTAGCGACTTCATAGTCACCTGCCGCATATTCGGTAGTTACGGGTCTTTGGACAACCCCACCAACCGTGCAGATGACCCTGGCATTGACATCACTGATGAGGTTTACCCCTGATACTGTTACGGTGGTATCAGTATCGAAACTGGCATCTTGTGTGACAGGGATATTTACAATTTGAGGAGTAAGAGTTCCTGCTCCTACCGTACTCTCCAACTGTGCGACTGTACATGCGTCTTGGGAGCCAGCGGTTCCATCTGCAAGGTCCGTTATCTTTTTGCTGGTGGCCCCAACTTTGGCAATAAAGTTTCCCGAAGCACCAATCTTCAGAGCTTGGAAAGCATCGTCGCCAGCCTCCTGGCTGATGTACAGCAATTGTCGGCAAGCCCCATCCAGATCGGCTTCAGTCAGAACTGACCCGTCTTGAAAGTCCGTTAGCATCACGTTATCTGGGGAAGCCAAGCGTCCAGGTGTTTCCCGCCAGATTTTAACCGTCATACCCACAGTAGCAGCGGGGGAGAGGACAACTTTTTCCGTGACGGTATTGACTGATGAAACGGTAACGGCTGCTCCATCATGAGAAGCCTTGACATGAGTTGTCAGGATAACGGGGATGTTGAAGTCGAATTCTGTTTGACCGCCAGACGCTGTTGATTCTACATAACTTAATGCCATTTATTTCACCTTATGCCAAAGATATACTAGCCAGAAGTTCTTCTGGGATATCTATGCCTTGTGCAGATAATTCCTGAACCCGGTCTATATTAAAAGACGCTTCTCGCAGTTCTGGAAACTCTCTTAGGAGGTGTTCCCACACTTCTGCCTTGTATAAACGATGGACATATCGAAGCATGTCTACTTTAGGACTCTGGCCTGTTGCATAATCGTCATCGTTTATCCGTTGATATTCAGGAGAATTAATGATTGTCCTCATTGCGTTCGCCAGCGTCTGCCCCTGTACCTGAATTGTTCCCATGAGTTCATTGGCACGGGTTTCAGCGGATACGTTCTCATCGTTCTTATAAGCGGCGAGTTTTAATCCGTTCCGTTTACTCCCGTAATCCTGAAAGCCATGCCCCTCCCCGCCCTTTAGTCTCGTCATCTCCTCGTAAATATCTTTGTTCTCAATGTTCTCAGTGCTTCGGTAATTGAGAGCGGGTTGAAATGGGCTGATCTTCTTCGTGTCAATCGGCTCTCCCAACGCTGTGAATTTGTTCTGTACCTCTTCACCGAATTGCTGGGACCATCCTTTTCCGGTCATACCATATTTCACGCGAATGGCATCGAGTACGCTACGAATCTCTTTCTCCATTTCAGGCTTCATGATTTGCCCAGCTAACCCAGAGAAGGGCAGCAGGGTGGTGGCACTTTGCTCTAACCATGATTGTGCATACCTCTCTGGGTCAGAGAATACATTAGAGACTCTAGCTAAACCTGTCAGGACGGAACGACTACCTAAACTATTGGCAACAGCTATTGTCATTGCACTGGCCACGCCTTCAACGATGCTCCTATCTTCTTCGCTCATCTCTGGTCTGGACATTAGCTCGCCAATGTCAGCCATCATGCCAAACATGGGGGCCCAAGGATCGAACCTTCTAAATTCAATTCGTTTATCACCGATCTTGAATGAATAGGGAATATTGCCAGCAGCCCTCCAAACACGGGCTACTTCAGGATCGGAAGGGCCACCACCGACTAGAAATCCATTTGCATATGCTATGTACCCCATAGACATGAAAGTTGCCCCCGATGCTAATCGACCATGAAGGTCATCCGCTGCTGTTCCGCCAGCTTTTAGGGTTTTAATTACTGCTTCATTCTGTTCGGTTAGTAACCTTATATTGCTGTAGCCTATTTTCCCTAGTTCAGCCCATGCGCCAACTGTCCTATCTAGCAGATGGGCTACAAGATTGGTGGGGGTTCGGACGAAGGGGACAATCAGCCGGAACAGGGGGAAATCATTCGCTATTTTCTGGAAAGTTCCAAAGAACTTTACTAGGGTGTGCCGTTCAGGATCATTCAGTGATTGGGTCCATGTGGCCTGTCTTGCATACTGGATGGAATGATCCGCTAATGCCCCTAGTTCTGGATCAAATTTTGTAGCCGCATCGGTCTTATATTTTCTCACTTCTTCTCGTATCAACTGCTCTCTCTGCGCTGGGGCCAGGTCTGGTTTACTATCCGCTACGTCTACAGCATGTGTATAGGCTTTCTGGGAAACAGTTTGGTTACTGTAGAATTGGCCGTCAGCAATTATCTTCTGGAATTGCTTCTCAACCCATGCGCCGTTCCCAGCACTATTCCCAAATTTCTGGAAGGCTTTTTCTGTCAGCGATGCGTAGGCCATAGCCCTGTAATTTAGCGTCCGAAAATACACATCAGAAGTCAGTAAGAAAAGTGACGGCGCATTTATGATCTTACCTATATAGTTTCCTACTGGATTATCGAATCTAAGAGCCCGCTTCGATTCTCCCGGCTTTCCTGTCGCCCCAAATTCTATAGTTCGGTATAACGGATCGAGAATATCTTGTTCTGTTTTGAATGCTACACCAGCAGCTTTTAGGGCTTCCGTGTTCTGCTTATAGAGATAAGAGAACATCGCTATTCCCTGCTGCATTTCATGTGTATCAAATTTCAGCGCGCCACCTGCCACCTTCTCCCCAATCAAGAAGAAGGTATTTAGGGCATTAGATGTAGCATTAATAGCATGAGTAACGGGACCACTGAGAATACCATTCATCCAATATTCTATAAACCGTTGCGTTCCAGTAGGATTGTCTGCCAGCCACTTGACTCCAGAAACCTTATTACCCAGCTTGACCGCATTTTGGTAGCGGCGAATATTAGATTCCAACATCCGTCTTCCCAGGTCTATGTTTCCCCCGCCAAGTCTCGTAACATATTCGGTAACGAACTCATCGTCTTCCGAAGCACGGAGCGTATTTAGTATGTCTCCCTTTTCTAAAACGGATGGTGGGGTTTCCCGTTGAGCAGAAAGAAGTTGTCCTATTTTTTCTTGATTCCGTTTAGTTATCTTTAGTAGGTTTTCAGAGTTCTTACGGGCCAAATCAAATCGAACCATATGATTTAGGGTTCCCCGTGTCCCTCCACCTTCGTCCGCCAACTCTGCAACTACGTCACTATAGTCGCCTACCATTCCCCTAAGACGCATCTGTTTAGCGGCAGCTTCACTCAGTTGGTCACTCATTTCCAATTGGGCGATCTGCTCTTCAGATAAAGGGTCTATCCCTAAATCCCGCATCATTGCATTGTTTTCATGAACTTTAGCTTTGATTTCTTGGTGGGATAAGCCCTCAAGTTTCTGTAGTTCTGCCAGTGTCTCTGGGTCTTCAGCCCGAATAATTGTTTTAATAGTCTTTGCGTGGGTCTTGACCCAGTTCTCCCAATTAAATAGTGCTTTAGGCTTCCCCGCTGGTGTATCACCACGGGCAGGGTCAGGTGTAGGAACTTCATCCCATCCTTCGGGCACTCCTTCAGGCGACACATCATCTGCGTCCGCTGTTCGGCCCGTATCGTCAGGTGGTAGTTCTCCTCCCCCTCTTTCAGTCCTCGCTTCTCCTTCCCCGCCAATTTGCCTCGCATCCCCCTCCCCACCAATTGCGCGGGGATCACCTTCACCCCCTATTTCACGACCATCTTGCAATCGTGCTGTACCCTGGGTGGGTTCGGTAGCATCTAAGACTTCATTTGCTCTCGCTTCCCCACCATTGATTTGCTCGTCCAGATCAACCGCCAGATCATCTGCCTTCCCTTCTGCTCTGCCACCTTCTACATCATCTAAATATCTTTCTTTAACCTCCTCGATTGTCACTTCAGGATCAGCCCCTGTGGCCTTACCTTTGCGTATGCCTTTTAGTGCCCGAAGAGCCCATATGAAGGGCTCAAAGACGGCCCCAATTGCTGCGCCCTCAAACATGGTTCTTATGCGATTACCTAGCTCACCCTCTTCTTCATTACCAGTAGCTGACAACCATTCTAATATGGGCGACTCCAGGGCAGGGAATTTTAGTAAGAAGTCAGCTAATCGTTCTTCAAAGGGATCGAATGCCGTAAAGTCTGTTATGGCTCCTGCTGCGGTTCCTTTAGCAAAGCCTTCTGCAACTTCTAGAACTTGTCGTTTTCGGGCTGTGGCCTGGGACACTCTCCCCGCAATTTTAGCCCCCTTGAAGCCTTTAGCTGCGAGCCCAATACCCGCATAGGAAGGGATGAACATCGTAGCAAATTGCGTTACGCCTTCCAGAAGACCCCCGGCCATTGTTTTTGATCTTCCTAAACCCAGAGCATCGGGGGCGTCCGGCAAAAAATCATCACCAGTCAGCCAATCCAGTAAATCCCATACTTCTGAGCCCGCTTCGGCCACGCCCCGGAATGGGGCAAGAAGAAGGTCGCCACCCACACCCAAGTCCTGAATGCCACGGACTAAACCGAATTGAGAAATATCTGTAGATTCAGGATTATCTGGGTCGAAATTTTGGTCTATATTTTCATCTAAAACAAGGCTCATTTTTTATCCTTTTCAGGAATAGCAGCGGCCTTACGAAGTCTTGGTATATCTATAAGGCTTCGCACGGGCGCAGCTAATTCAGTAACTAACATGCCGGTGATTGTCCCGACCCCGTATCCCTGTTGTTTGATATAGTTCGCAAGAGGGATGGGGACCAGTCGTGTCCCCCCTTTTTTAGCTACGGTCGCCAAAAAATCTACATAGAAACCATAAGACTGTATGACTTCCAAGTCTTTGGTTTTGGGATGTGTCCTTAGTTCCTCAACGGGTATCTCTTCCGTTTCAAGAACTTTATCCAGGGTGGAAAGAGACTGAAGCCATTCTTCTGGATCGGCAGTAAACAGGGTCTGTTGGGGGTTGGTTAGACTTTTAACCTTCGTTAAATCAACTCCGTGAATGCTGTACCCTGTTTTTGTGACAATATCTCGATGTAACGCCAGGGCCCCAAGTCTAAGGTCTGTAACATATTCAAAAGTAAGGTCTTGGTCTACAGCAGATGAGGCTATTATTGCCTTTCGTTCCTTATCCGTTACTACGAGATTTCCATGAGGATCAATTCCTGATGGGATCATTCCATCGGGCAGTTTTACTACGCCAGAGGTTGTGTATATTACATAGTTCCTCGCATGGAAAGGGATGCCATTTACAAATGCTCCCGTTTTGTTCAGTGCATGGTCTGCCACTTCACCTGCTGTCATATTCCATGCATCCCCCCATGTGGCAGGACGAGTTTTCCCGGTGGATTCATCCCTAATCGTTACAGGATTGGCATCACTACCCACCAGCGATCCTGCGAGTCCTGTTACGAATTTGGTAGCTTGTTGAACAGTTGATCCCGCTACGGACAGATATGTTCTTCGGTATCCCATTTGTGCTACCTGATTGGGATTCCTCAAGCCCAGTTCGGAGAGGGGGGTATTGGGAGTCCATTCAGGATTAGCTACTGGTACAGGACCATACCCCCAATTCCTTCCAGATGACTCCTGGGCCATACCTACTATTGCCCCCATCACCAGTTTCCTTCTTCTAGGGATATCTCCTCTCATTGTCCATTTGCCGAAACCGCCCATCCCAACCCCTGCTTCCGAACCTCCTACCCCCCAGTTCATAGCATTACGCCAAATGTTGCCGTACCATGTCTGGTTTTCTCCTAGTACCTCCCTCAACCTCATCAAGTGGTCTTGGTACTTTTTCTGTCCAAACGCCGCTTGCCAATTATATCCCCCCCATGCGGATAGTAGCTGTGACCCCCATTCATTCGGATTCTGTAGAAGGGCGTGGGCCCCGCTTGTCGAATCCATTGAGGTAGTTGGGAGGACATCCATTAGACTATTATTAACGGCATTACCCCCAATTCTTTTAACCCGTTCCTTCGTCTTCGGTTCGCCTTCCGAAGATAACTGTTCAATAGGTGTCTGTAATCTAGTGGCCGCTTCTAGCATTGCCGTTTGTAAAGAGGCCGGTATATTTAAGGCATCCATGTAGGTTTGATCAGGAATATATGTTTCCTTTTCGTCGGGAGCCGTCATGAGAAGCAGATTCTTACGAAAGTCATCATCGTAATTAGCGACCGCCTTAAACATTTCATCCGATGTTCCAGGTGCAGGAATCTCTTCACCATCAGCCCCCGTCTTAGTCCTATTTCTCACAGCAGACATCGTAGCGTGTATACCGGCTATATATTCGTTGGCTAGAAAGGGGACTAAACCACTTAGTATTGTTACGCCAATCGCATCCTTATTTAGCTCCGCTCTGTTGTCAAAGGACTCATAATAGGGTTTGAGCATCGCTTTAATACTATTCTCACGATTAGTTCGATTGACATATCCATGCCAACTCTTTTGAGTTAAAAGCGTGGTATTTTTCTGCTCTTCCGTTTGGTATTGACGTATAACGCTCTGAGAAGCAGCTACCATCATATTAGCCACTTCAGGGTCGTTGTATGTTTTGAGGTAGTATCCTCTCGCCCTCTCCACTGCGGCTTCATGAGATGGTGCGCCCCTTATTTCTGATGCAACTTCTTGAAAGTCTTCTTCGGTTGGCCGCAAGTTGATTCGGTTCAGGGCTGCTACTTTTTTGGGAATAGTTCCAGCCGCCGCTGCCGCATAGGCGGTAGTTCCGGGTGTAATAACCCCTCGCTTGGTCATGTCCTCTAGGATATTATTGTTGTTGGGTGTTTCGCCCGATTGTTGGACGTTGAAATATGAAACGGAGGTTTGATGTTCCATTTCCCTATCAGCCTTCGCTGTACCCGCACCACTTAAAGCATCATCGTTTAGCTTACCTTGCGCCCCCATTAGGGCGATATTTAGTTTAGAAAGAAAAGAAACATTGTTACCTAAAGCCAATGGTCCGTGCTGCTCTAAGCCCACTCTAGTAACAAACCTAGACAGATTATCCCATAGGGTGGCGGCGTCGTCGTGATGGCCCGCTGCTGCTAGTGCTTCTACTTCTTTGCTCTGTATTTGCACAAAGTTTAGTAGGTCATTCTCGTTTTCTAAATGACCACTGGCCCCAGTGGACCGATAAGTTTTATCGGCTTCCTTCCTATTTAGGAAGGCCATGTGGGCTAAGAGTTTCTTTTGCTTTTCCGTATACTTAGGCTCTTGGTATTCAACTGTCTCTTCCTTTCCTGTATCTATCTTATTGCCTTCCTCATCCAAATCGAAGTTTCCAAAGGCATCTAGGGCATAGACAGGAACCTTTTTCGTCTTAGGGAGGATAATATTCAAGCCATTATTCTTTGCGAATGTCGCCGCCCATTTCTGAGTGAAGTATTGGCCCTTATCATTAGCTTCAGGCTTACCAGTGCTGGGGTCTATGGGTGGGTCTTGGTATTCAGGGGCTATCCCCTTCATATTCGCATTAAAATTGTCGTTACGGCTCTGCTGTCGGTTTCTACGATCAGCCGCAATGTTCCATTTGTTCCGCTCCCCATCAATGTGAGCCAGGAACCCCTGAATCAAGCCGGGCAATTGCTCTGAAGCTGCCCGCCTGGCAACAGGGTCTGTAGGAGCTTGTGATTCCCACAGTTTTCGGGCAAAGTCCTCCGGCCTTTCTAGATCGGTAGGACTGGAATCTTGCCTATACCATCTATGGGCCGCATTTCTCAGATTTCGTTCATAGTCCCTGTTGTAAGACTGGCCTATAGATTCTTTAAGGCGGAAGATTGCGAAAGGGTGTATACCTTCAGGAAGCTGCCCGCTCTTGACCATATCGCGGACGATCTTTTCCTGCTGTTCCTTAAGCTGTCTATAGGTCTTATTCTCAGTGGCTATCTGTAACCAGTTGTCAGCCGCGATCTCCTCTTGGGTTCTTACTTTGGTCCCCAGTTTCCCTAGACTTTCCCCTAGATGTGAGAACGTCCCACCCACCGGCGCACTCCGACCCGGCTTGGCTGCTACGGTTCTTTGGATACCAGCAAGAGAGGAGTCTTGTGGTTTTAGTACAGGGGCAACAGTTTGTAGGGGGGCGGGCCGTGGGGTTCTAGTCGCCATTATTTGCCCTTTCCTGTCTCAGTCTCAGTCACAGTCACAGTCTCATCCCCACTACCTTGGGGTGCAGTCACTTCTGGTGGAACCGGAATCTTAGCGTAAGCTGCGATTCCGGCAGAAGCCGCTTGCATACCGACCATTACAGGATTGACCTGGGCCGGTAACTGCGGGACTTCTGCTGGGGCCAGGGGCCTAGGAAGACTGGCCAGTCGCTGGGTTTCTGCATCAGCATAGAGTGAGTCCGCTTGACGCATTTTGGCCTGTTCAGACCACTTTTGTTCCTGCGCTATGTTCTCAATATTCCGTAATTCATTGGCCATAATGTTGTCCATTAGCAAGCTAATCGTGTTGCCGTAGACCCCCCGGTCTGCGGCTGATGTCAGGGTTCTAGCTTGCTGCTCCCTCATTTCCTGAAAGATTCCAAACATCTCCTTTCGGGAGGACACTCTAGATTGATCAATACTTTGTAGGACGGCATTGTAATTCTTAGCTAGGGCTTTTCTTGAGGACTCAGCGTTTTGGTAGAACGCCTTTATCCGGTGACGGAAGTCCTTCTTCCTGTAGTCTAGTTCTCTGTCAAAGGCATCTTTTTGGTACTTTATTTGATTTGAAATAGTGAGATACTGTTCAAATCCAGAAAGTAGCGTACCAGCTACCGCCATTTCTACGCTTGCCTTATGAAGGGCCCCTGACCCAGCTTTATCCGCGAGCTTCTCTATCGCGTCATATGCAGGCGTAGTTTGGCTAATGGTTAGCATGTCGGACATATATGTGTACCTTTAACTTAGAATCGACTACTGCGTGCGCTAAACAACATCTCAAATTCCGCACTTGAAATGGCACAGGGCAGAGGGGAATCATTCAGTATCTTTATAGTTACCTGATCTGCTTTGGAATATATGGGGACTTTGTAGACCCCTGAATCCAGGGGCACTGAGTTCAGTTCAAGGCTGGCTTCGCCCAGGATGCGACCCGTAAACGAATAGGTGCTTGTATCGCGGTAATCAGGCTTGGTAGTTACCTTAAAGAACGATGTGTCATGATAATCCAAGGACAAGTACCGTACCTGTTTCCGGCCTTGACTTATAAGGGCAGTCTCGTTGCCTAGTGTGGTTTCACGCAGAACAACATTACTGAACTCATAGGTCATCGTATAGGCTTCACCGACAAAGAAGTCGATGGCCGACAAATCCTCGTTGACCGTTATGTCTGCACTTCCATTGGTTTGGGCGACTACAGATACTCGATTACCATCCTTAGTTATGATCTCGACGGAAGACGCATCACTATCATAAACTTTATAGGGGAGCGTTATAGTCAGGTTACCTGGCCCGGAGAACGTGCAAGCGGTATCGTCAGTCCTACGGTCCAGCAGGGTTCTGTATGTTGCCCCAGTATCCACCAATCCAGACTCTAGACGCATCCGCTCCAGGTAAATACCATCAGTCCTCTTCATGATTAGATATAAGGAGGAGCCCACAAACTCCATCCCGATGACATCAGCAATACTGACATCATCTTCTTGAGGGAAAACAAAGCGACTCCATGAGGATTGGACTCGACCAGAGTCTGGCCGGTCGTGAAACTTGTAGCAATAGATCACATTCCTGTTTATGTCTGTAGACAGGAATATCACATCTTCATGGGTGGAACCCGTCATTTGCCGCAAGGAGCCCTCGATGTACTGGGGTGCTTGGGCTGAGATGTCTTCAGCATCGAATATCGTTTCAGTATCACTTGATCGGAGATATTGGCGAAGGCCAGAAAAGTTACCACGGGAGAACCCAAAGTAAATGGATGACCCCAGGCTGATGGGCTGTAAGTCTAAAACCGAATCATAGGATGTTGTTTTTGTAATGGCCACAGTCTCTGGGCCCAAGGGGGCATTACCCGATCCTAAGATGAACTGGGTAGAGTCGCTGAATAAAATCAGTTGCTTGGATAATGGCACAGCGGATGTAAGAATTGATACTCTGCTGTGGGTAGACGCAACATCGAGATAGGCCGTTTCTTGTAGGTCTAGAACGGTTGTACGGAAGAAGTTAAAGAACTCTGAAGTCTCACTGAGGATGACGTTCTCATCTGCTAATAGCCCAAGACGATTCTTGAATACAAACATATCATTTATGGTTCGTCCGATAAACGTGGGGTTCGGGTTGGTATCCAAGTCCCCAGCCATCCTTTCACCCCAGATGGGGGCGGCGGGATAAGTGGTGGGCCCAACTACAAGTTCAGTCTCATCTAACTGAGTGAATCGGAAAGTGCCATCCGATTCCTTTATGAGCGCATGTGGCATTGTTGCGGGATCGAGCTTGTACTTTACTCCAGGCAGACGGGTTTCTTCCCAGGAGCCGGTAGAGAATACACCGTCATCAGCCTTGAATTTAATGTAGTAATCATCAAGCGTTTCATCAGCATTCCCCAAGACTTTCATGAAGAAGTCATGGGGTGCAAAGGTGGGTAAGTCAGTGAGTTGGGCGATTTCGGCTTTAGCGGATACAAGAGCCGTATTAGCCAGGCCATCAGATGCGGTTAACGAGAAGTCTGTAGCGTCATCGCTCTTAAACCACGCTACTGAACCTTCCCGTCTTCTGGTTATTCCTACAGCATTACGGATACCCACCAATGTGCTACTAGTTGAACCAGCGACGGCTTCACTGGGGAGTTTATATATAGTGACGTTTTTTTCATCCGCAGCAGCAGTTACTACGCCGGATTCCGTTATAGTTATTACTGTAGCTGTTACCGTATCTACTTCAAATACCCTGCTATTATTGCCGCTTTCCGCAGAACCAGAACAAAATATTTTATCCCCTGCCTCTAAGCCTGCATTTAAGAAATCGGGTTCACCGGCTTCATTACTATCAGTTATGGTGTCGCCACTACCAGATGTGGCAAAGGCGATATGGTCGTTAGTTGCATCTGCTCTAAATATAATTTCACCGGCCCCTAATGGGGCCCCATCTATATATTCGGTAATAGTGCCCCCGTCTGGTTCACCTTCACCTGTTGTGGCGTTGGTGGGGTATCTAAAGGAGTTGAAGCCGTAAGCAGTTCCGGTCGTGAGGGCCTTTCCAATATTGGCCGTGTCTATCGCCTCTCTAGCATCGAATGTATTAGCTTTAAGGTTCCCTATCTGTCCACCAGAAGTTTCATATTCTTTTACCTGCACTCCAGATGGTGTGGTTACTTCGGTTTTATATTCCACTCCACCTATCGTTATTGTGGCAGTGTAGATCGTGCCATAATCCCCCGTTTTCACATACAGCAATCCTTCAGGATTTCTGGCAGTATCCGTATCGCTGGTGAATGCAACTTCCTTGGACCGATTCACCAGAAACGTATAGTCAGCGATGGTTATGGCCCTTAAGTCCTTTTCTGCCGTTGAAGAACTTTGGGCCATCCGCAAGTATTCACGCAGAGCTACGGAGGAATGCGTGGTTACGGCTGAACCATCAGACAACTTTTTGACCACAATCGTGGGACCAGGATTTGAATCCGGTAAGTAGCTGCTAGTTCCAACATGCGACCCAATTGAATCAGCAGAATCACCTGATTCTTCGTCAAGGGCAAACCAGAATCCTTTACCAGATGTTAGACCATAAGTCGTCTTATCGGTATCTGATATATCCGCAAAAGTGACTCCCTTTCCGCTGTTATACAGTAAGCTGTGGAGCTTAGTCGCATCGAAAGCGGCTGGCGGTTTCCCTAATGCCATGCGAGACAAGGAGCCATCGAGATGGGATGTCCCCCCATTCCCTTGCCCCGTGTTGCCAAAGTTTACGGGATCGGAATTAGTATGGCCCGCAGGATCGAGAGTGATAACTTCGGTGTATGTGGTTCCTGCATTTAGCCGCAGATACATTGTGTCATCAATTATCCACGCAAGGAAGAAATTCCACCCACCCGCTGTCAGGGAATCGGCTGGCGAATCTAAGATGCAGTGATAATCTACCCCGTTCCCAATCCTGAAGGATAGGTAATCACCTGCACCCTGCATGATGGAGTATTCAGTATCGTGGGTCGAACTTGATGCCCCCATCTTTGAGACAAGCACCTGGTAATCATTTAGGGATGTGAGATTAAACCAACCGCTCAACCAAAAATCTACATCAGCGGCTCGCTGGAGATCAGCGTGTGAAGTCACGGCTAGATGATCTGTGTTTGCCTTGACGAACGTGCGTGATCCCGGTAGGTGGTCTGCCTCCACCAGCATGACGTATTGTTCATCAGCACTGAGATTGATGATGTGGGAGAAGTAGTCTTCAGGATTTTTGAGTGCAGGATCGTTACTGATTAGCTGGGCTATATGTTCTGTAGGTGGCCGCTTGGTTAGCCCGTCCAGCACTGAAGGAAAAGCGTTGTCCTGAGAGCTACACTGGTTATCAAACCGTACCGCATCGGGCTGCTGACTGACTCCCCCCAGCAGATTTGGGATGCTCTTAGAAATCAGTGAGGAGGCTTTGGCCATTAGGTCACCACCCTATCCACAACATTGGATCGGTTTATGATTCGGTACACATCGTTATTATCAAAGATCGTGAAGTCTCCGTCCTGAGCCTCATTAGCCTTTAGGGCTACAAGGGCCTGGTACTCATCTAGCTGGTTGTAAGTGTGCTGGTCGCTGGCCCCCACTACTCGATCTTGCAGCCTTCTCGCTGCCTTGATCATGATGTAATGACGAGCCACTTGCGGCAGGTCATCCCAGGGCAGCATGTAAACAATCGTGCATTTCAGGCTACTGGTGATTTCGTAGGTATGGTCCGTCTTGTTGTACAGTTTCTCGCCCCGCTGGACGTACTGGGTAATGCCGGAGTTGATGGACTCCACATCAATGTAAGCTGCCGTGGTGGGGATGAGAATCACATCGTCAACGGTAGGTGACAGGGTTACATCTGTTTCCCTGTTGAAGTGCCACCCGATGGTTTGGGTTTCCCTGGACACTTCCTCCAAGACATTCTTGGCCATCGAAACATCTGCTGTTTCGGTTGTGGGTTCTAACGTGTTAATTGGAGCCTCACCGATGGCCGAAAGCATCGTGTTTATTGCTTGAAGTTCAGTCGTTCTTGAAACGGCCATAGCATACTCCTGTTAGTAAGGATTACTCCTCTTCTTTGGTTGCGGCTTCTTTAGCCAGTTGGACGGCTAGTTCAGCATCCAAAAGAATACCATTCCCCGCTTGGCCTGCTCCCTCTAGCAACCCACTACCAGCCGTTCTTGCGCCGTTAATGAACCCTGTTGCGGTAGAGCATCCTCCGATGCCGCAGAGCATCACGATAAGACAGAAAGCGACGATCCTCATAACAATAGTATCCTTTAGGTAAAAAAAAAAATGAGAAGCCCCCCGTGAGGGGGGCCTCCCACTGAAAGGAAGAAGAACAGTTCAGGACATTAGAACGCGAGTTCAAACAGACATTCGTGACGAAGGATGTCATGACCCATCGCGTAACCGGCCACAACCAAATGGCCTTGTCTTTCGATTCGGCGTTCCGCCTCAACTTTGAGGTCACGGAGCTTGACTGTGGCGAGCCCACTCTTGTGGTAGCAAAGTGCCACAGGAGTAATTGTATCGCCCGTAAAGTCCAACGCACCGTCCCCAAGCGTGGACTTATCGCCAGCCGCTTTGGTTACATCCGCAGCCGGAATGTGGTTCGTCTTAAGAATCTTAAATCCCGCGACAGTTCCCACGGTTCCGCTTGCCAGTGAGCCATTCCCATCGTTACCGAAGTCACGATTAAGGATAAGACCACCAGCCGTGCCATCAGTTGCAATCAGCTTGTAATAAGCATCTGGAGTGAGGGCAATGTAACGATCAGAAGCAGGAACGTCCATGACATCAAATCGCTGGGCAGCCGCAAATGCACCTTTAATAAGACCGGCAGAAGTTACTGCCGCAGCCGAACCAACCTCAAGGTCGAATGTTCCGCCAATACGAGAAGTTGCGCCCGTAGCACCAAAGCGGTCTTCAGTCACACGGGCTCCAATAATTCCCAACTGAATCAGGGTCTTATCAGCTTCCGCAGACAGGGCTCGCGCCATTTGCTTGGAGTATTCGCCACGAATGTCATAGTGATTCTTGGCCTCATCAAGCGAGTCGATGAAGACCGAAGAAATCAAGAGATCATTAATCGTAACGATCATCTCGTTCTTGGAGATGGTGGACAGGTATTCCGGCGCGGCTGCGTCATCGGCCAAGATATCCTGACCGGGGACATGGTACGATGCAGTCGCCGTTCCCACTGCTGGGAATTGGGCCGATTTGCCGGACGTAATCGTCCGCACAGTCGTCGTCGGCAGCATCACATTAACTTCATCAAAGACGGTAATAATTTCTCCACTGAAAACCTTGAGAAACAGGGCATCAGTGCCGCCCGCCAATTTGATTTGTCCCAATCGGGACGGGGTAGTAGCAACATAAGCCATTAGATGGCCTCCTAGAGAGTTTAAGGATTAGAAGAGACACAGGTGTCGCTAATCCAGACGCTCTAGCGGCCAGTTGTCCACCGCAGTGGGCTAGACTCTATTCTGTTGAATCTAGCGACGGAAGGGAACCCGCATACCAGCCTTCCGGCAGGGATACGGCATTGGAGGATAGCTCCCATTCGGAGCCATTCCAATGATATACATGACCTTTTACATCATGGCCCAGGCGGACTAGGCCAGTAGATTCAGGAACCATTATTACTCGACGACCTCCGCAGCCAAGCATCACGAATGTGCTTAGGAACAGAAGGAGCGTCAGTAGCAGTGTACGGTTCATCTAGTTTTTGACTTATAAATGGTACTAAGGCTTTGAACAGTTCAATTATAGCGGCAAATATTACGCTATACATTAGGATGCCTTCTTGATATTCATACGAGCCCCTGTGTAGCCCATCGCTACCAAGGCCATTTCTACAACTGCGGCTACTTGGACCCACGGGCCTTCAGTTGGGACTATGCCTGAAGCAATGACGGCTCCCAAAGTTGCTGCGCCTACAGCCAACCAAAATTCAGTTGTTTTGTATCCTGGTTTCGGCATCATTCATCCCTTATTAGAGGTTAGATATTCCTATACGCTCCGTAACACTATTACGATAAGTTTCGTCAGTCTGGTAACGAGAGTCACGCATAGCCCGTTTAACCTGATCCCACGATCCGAAAGCATTGGAGGTTTGAACGGAGCTAGTGTTCCCCATTATGGCCTTTGGCGGCGAGGGGTTATCACGGGTACGTCGCGCGGCCAGGCCCTCTACTGCCAGCACCTTCTGATTCAGATCACCTTCAACGATGATCTTATCATAGGAATCAATATCTGCTTGCGACATATTTTCAGTGGCCCATTCTAGAAGCTGGCGATAATTATCCTCGCCACCAACCGGGGCCATGATCTTCTCATTCATTTGCTCCGCTAAAAGTTTCTGCCCTTCAATATATGACGCAGCCATGTGTGCTGGCATCCCTCTGGATCGAAGGATTTCTAAGGTCTTTTCGGACAACTTCCCTTCCGCATCCATTTCCTCCCGCATGGTCGAAATTTCGTCTTCCGTAAAGGGTTCCTCTTTGATTTCAGTCGGAACTTCTGGTTTCTCTTGTGGAGTTCCAGATTGTTGCTTTTCCAATTCTGCATAGGATTTTGCCAATCCCTCCACATTAACCGTTCCATCTTCATTTACAAACTTATCAGGAACATGGAACTTGTTGTCAATTGTCAGAGTCTCTTCAGACTCTCTCTGGGGAGCCGCTTCCACTTCAGCGGGGGCTTCTGGGCCAGTTTCTTCAGCGGTAATGTTGACTTCAGCCATATGTGTCTCCTATGCCATTTCGGCCATTTGGGCTTGTTGTGGAGCGGCCATTCCAGACAAGGCTTCTGGGCCCATCTGCTGCATCATCGCTGCTTGCTGCTGTTGCTGCTGCTCCATCTGAATTTCTTCTTCGCTCTTGATTAACCCAGCGGTATCAATTCCCAAGGCCAGGGCTCTACGATCCATATATTCCCTGAAGTTAATATACTGCCCCAGCACTTCTGGGCCAAGAAGCTGCCCTACACCAGCGATGAACTCATCCATCTTATTCAGATCATTACCACGGCCCAGGGCCTCAATGCCCGTAACAATAACCGGGTGAACCACTGATTCGCCTTTTGCGGTAGATGTTTTGGGAATCTTGCCTTCCTTGCCCATGCTTTTCATCAGGTAAGTGACGAGGGGTAGTTGAAATTCTTGGGAAAGGACGGAATAGATTCCGCCTAATTGACGTTCGATGGATTGGGTTACCAGGCGGACTTCCGCTGCGGTCACCCTTTCAGCCTGTCGAATAGCGTTATCAGTCAGCAAGAACGCATACGCAAGCCTATCGCTAATCGTTTGTATCGTTTGCGAAGCAATCGCAAAGTCTTGACCTTTATTAAGCTGGAGAACTGATACGTCATTTGCCGAGCCTTCCACGATAGCACCATTTGGGGCCTCCGCCAGTACTCTGGCTCTAGTAACCCCATTGGGGGCTACCATAAATAGACATTTACTGGCGGCTGCGGCAGCTTCTACAACCGCCATCATGAGGGACTCTAGACTTTTTAAGTCCCCTAAATATTGCTCAACATATCCCCTTCCGTAATTCTCCCCTTCTGCACGATTCATGCGTAGAACAATATACGGGCTTTCAGCCGCCCTAAATTCGCCCTCAGAATCGGGAACTATAGTCCCCAATACCTCTTGGAAAACCACTGCCTTATCAGGTGGTCCGGTGAGTTCGCCAGATTTATTTGACGAATTGATGTACCGAACACAGGTGTATAGCTCAACGTCATCCCCAGTGCTGTATTCGGAATTAGATGCAATTGCCGCCTGGACGGATTCGGGCAGCATGTCCGATTGAAGCGTTTCCTTAATAATGATTTTACGAACCCGTCCCATTGGGCATCTCTGGATCACATACCTGTCCAAATGGATGACCCGCATACCCCCATCTTCGGGCATATGCATCAGGACATTTCCCGCTACTATCAAGTGCTTCAAGCCTTCAAATGTCTGGATTCGATACCCCTTGGTTTCGATCTCTGACATGATCACATGCTCGATTTCCGACATGACGATCTCAGTTTTTGTCTGCTCTAACTCTGGGTCTTCAGCAGCCTCAATCCTCATCACAGTTGCCGGGTCCATCATAAGACGGAAGAATGGTGCATTGGGTGGCAATAAAGAGAGGAGGAGGGCGGACCCCAGATTGTTGACTCCCCGTGCGCCGACGCTTTGGTAGGGTGTCGGTAATTCAGATGTATGGTTATGGCCCTCATCTACGAAGAGAGAGGGTAGAGTCAGCCTGGCTGAATCTCTGGCTCTTTGGAGATAACTATATCTCTCAGTCTCTAGTTTTTGGTATAGGGCTTGGGCTGAAATCATGCTACACGGGCTCCATAGTTACCGGCTTTGCCCGTCCGAAGACTCCCCTTGCCCCCTTTCCTGCGACCAATCGCTAGACTGGATTGTGTTCGCTTTGCGCTCTTAGGCGTGGCCTGAATGGTCAATTGCTGATTCTTTGGGGCTTGGGGCGTTCTGGTGCTTTTCTCAGCTTCCGCCAACATCTTGGTTTCTTTAGCCTGTTGGGCCATCTGCTTTTTGGCCATCTTTTTCTGCGCTCTTCTCTGCTGGATAGATGAGACTGCCATAGACCCACTCGCAATAATAGAGGCAATAACAATGGACAGACCTAAATCCCAAACATACAGGGTTACAGAACTCTTATCCTTTTTATCAGGAAAGGGGCCTAGTGCCTTCAGGACATGAAGCATCCCTTCTAATATTCGATCCTCTAATTTGCTAAGAAACTGGTTCATATAAATATCCTTAATTAGCGGATCGTTTCATTTTGTCGCCTTTTCTGTTCTAGAAGGAACTCCACAACACTCCTCTGGCCCGCCCGATAGAAAATAGCGTCGTTAGTGTCCCCTGGTGTGGGCTGTACCACAGGATATAGAGCATCTAACCTCTTGATAAGTTCTTCGCTCAACGTAGGTAACGGAGTTTCCATAGGAATGTCCATCTATTGGCCCTTCTTATTCGCCTCATCTTTAGCGTATTTGTACGCTGCCAATAAGCATAAATAGTTGATGGAGTCAATCACGGTATCACGAAACGACTCATCTTCGACTTTGAACTCCCCTGTCTTCACAAAACCAGCCAACCGGCGAATCTTGTCAGCTAGACGGACCATGAATCCCTGCTCTGTTGTTACTCCAATACCCAGAAACTCTACGGTCTTGAAATTCAAGAATGGGTCTGTCCCATCCTCGCCACCTGAGTAGTCGTGATTCTTCCTCATGCTCAAATCCAGGGCATCCTTACACAATTGCTCATGGAACCTCTGATATCCTTCACGATCCATATCGGTTTTCATCCGTAGCTCCTATATAAAGGTCGTGGAAATGATATGTGGATGCCACAATCGAACGCTGGCCCCTCTTTTCTTGTATTCTTGCCTCACATTTAGAATATGAGCTACTCTGGCCTGGGCCATCGCATCGTCAAACTGTAATCCTACTTTCTCATATGCCTCAAGGACTTCCCCCCATGTCCCCTTCTGAAGAATCCGATCAGCCTTAACCGCCCCAACCCCCGGACATCCCTTGTACCCATCAGCAGAGTCCCCGACTAGAGTTTGGGTCAGATGCGCCCTGCGGGCCGCAGATTTCGTGATCCTTTGGTATCTCCCGTCTAAAGGTCGATACAGCAAACAAGGTATGGTCTTAAAATCCTTGTCATCCGAAACCACAATAGAGTTACGAGTCGCAAGTATTCCAATAACATCATCTGCTTCCAGGCGTGGCCAGATGATCGCTTTGTATCGGTCGATAAGGTACTTCCTCAATTCACCCCACAAGATTGGTTTCCGTTTACCTTCCCGATTGTGCTTATATGAAGGGAGGATGGATGTCCTCCAGTTACTTCCAGAATCGGAAAGAACTACCTTAACATCTAATCTTGGAATATCATGCCAATACCCGTCATCATGAAGACAATAATCTACAGCAACGGTTTCCAGCAATCTCTTAAATTTATCGTCTAGTAGTTGTTTGGCTTCTTTTAGGTCCGCATAAAGACCCCACCAGTTATCCCCCCAGTCCACTGGGACTTCCGTAGCGGAAGCAATCTGATAAACAAGGATATCGCCATCAACAAAGGTCTTAATTATCTTCTTCAATTTCTTCATTTTTTCCATTCCCAGAAGTAATCATCATCTTGGCTACTTCACACAGCCCCAAAACTGAATGGAACGTACCCTTGAACACGGCTGTCAGTTCCTCTTCATCCTCCGTGCGGGACGCTTGGCCAATAAATATCATGGCATCCATTCGGCCTTGGAGTTCCTCTAGCAGGGCAGAGGTAGTTATAAAAGTTATGTTGCTGTTTTCACTAGCCATTTTTCATATCCTGTTTCTTTCGTATGAGTCCAAATAGAAAACTGGGGAGAATCTTTTGGTAAATCTTCGATGGGTACAACCCATATTCGTCCGTCCTCATAACAAACAACCAATAGATTAAAGGTATTATCCTTATAGAGTTTACCTTTCCGATTCCCATGAGTAAGGTTTACTTTCAGATACTTGGGATCACCGTCCTTGGGAACCTTAACTGCTGTTTTCACTTGGATCGTATATATCTCATGATCCCTGGTGATCATAAAATCCACTGCGGACTGACCTAAATTACTCCAATACACTTCCCAACCCTGCGACGAAAACCATGTCGCTGCTTGGTACTCACTGACCGCCCCCTTTTTGTGTGTCCGGTGCATCATGACATTCTCAATGCGTATCGGCCCAAGTCTTACCTACCTTATACTGGCCATCAAGAGGGCAACGTAAATCGAAGAATTTTCCAGCCCTCTCAATAGAATCTACCGCAGCAACCCCAACCGTATCACCCATAAACTCATTACATTCAAACTGAATTTCATCGTGGATATGTGCTACTTGTTTTATGTGGTGATGAGCTTTATCTAAGATGTCATTCCCTTGAGCCCAAATAGATATTTGACGATGAATCAGTGTCGTAGCTTTTTTGGTAAGGATGCTCCCGCATGATTGCAAGAGGGCATTAAGAGAACTGTGTGCAGATCGGACAGGAATCGGACGGCCATCGAGAGCCAGCAAGTACTTCCTAGACTTGGCTACCCTCTGGACTTGACGGCGCAAGGTTCGTAATGCTGGCATACGATCTAGGAATCTGTTTGTCAAGTTCCTACCTTCACGGACTCCCCCATTCACGATAGAGCCCACCTTCTGAGGGCCACCCCCATAGATCAGGCAGTAAATAAGGGTCTTTGCCTCATCTCGCGTAGCTAGACCTGCCGCCTGTTGGTTAACGGTGTGAATATCGCCTTGGGTAATCGCCCTCGCATATGCACCGCCATCGTATCGGGCCATGTAGTGCGCAAGGCATCTAAGCTCCAGGCCGCTCAGGTCTACACCGACCAATACCTTCTTCGGTCCTGCTATGAACAGGCTCCGACACTCCACGCCATACTCCGCAGAGGAGGCGGGGGTCGCGGATAGATTGGGACGAGAATGAGTGCAACGGCCCGTAACAGTGCCATTTGAATTGACCCTTCCGTGAATACGTCCCTCCTTCTCAACTCTCAGCCAGGCTTCCTTTCCTTCCGCTAATTGTCCGATTCGTTTAGATATCGTCAGGTATGTAGTAAGCATTGCAGCCTCTGGAATATCGAGGGACGTTAAGATGCTCTCATCAACCTGGGGCTGACCACTGGGGGTGTAGGCTTTGGGTTCCCATCCATGCTTATCCATCAGGAACTGAGCGATCTGCAAGCGGCTGTCAGGATTGAACGGCACGGTCTTGGTTCGCAGAGGGCCCTTCACTATCACTTTGTTCCCTGCGGCCTTCGCCTCCGTTTTGGTCTTGTAATGGGTATCCCCCGCAACCCAGTATTCCGGCGTTTTCATTCGTTCTATTTGCGGAGGATATGACTTGGATAATTGGGACTTGAGCTT